CCGACCCGACCTGGTGCGCGTGGGCGGCTACGATGTGCGCGGCTACCAGGCCGGCATCAACGCTGACTATGGCTATGTCATCGCCGCCGGACAGCGGGCGGTTAGCATCGTGGGCGATTCGGTGGCTATCGCCCTGAGCGACGAAGACGACGATGGCTATGATGAGACGGTGACGGTCAACACGGCTACCACGCTGACTAACGCCTGTGAGGTCAAGGTCTATTTTGAGGACCAGGACGGTGATCGGGAATGGGAGATCCGCCCGGCCCGCTCTAAGGCTATTAGCGGCGGCACGTTCACGGCCGTCTTTTGGGCCTGGCAGTTCATCAACCCTGACCTGTGGGACGCCTTGCCCACTATCGAGGGCCAATCGGCCATCGACTGGACGGACGCCGATAATCTGGTGCCCGAGGTGGACGTGTACCGGGAATACAACGACACGACCGCCACCACGGCCCAATTTTACTGGGAGCCGCGTACCCAGCCATTGGACTGGATGGCGGCTATCAGTTGCGGGTGCGGCGGGACCACGTGCCCGGCTTGCGCCTTGACGACTCAGGACGGGTGCTTACACGTGCGGGATGCGGTGACTGGTATCGTCGTGCCCCAGCCGGCGACGTATAGTGAAGATGATGCGGCCTGGTCGGCGGCGTGCTGGTCTGAATGTCGCGACCCGGACCAGGTAAAGCTATGGTACTACGCCGGCAAGCTGGACAACCGGCGCCGGGCCAGCGAGACGTGTGAGCCGCTATCGCGCTGGTGGCAGGAGACCATCGCCTACCTGGCGACGGCCCGGCTGGAACGGCCCTTCTGTTCCTGCCAGAACGCCACCGCGCTGGCGCAACATCTGCGAGAGGACATGGCAGCTCTGAGCGAATCGCAAAGCTACGCGATTAGCCAACAGATGCTTGACAACCCATTCGGCACACGGCGCGGGGAGGTGCTGGCCTGGCAGCGGCTGGGCAAGTTGGCAACCAAGCGCATGAGCGCGGCGGTGGTGTGATGGAACTGGACACCATCGTTTGTGGGGATTGCCTGGATGTGATGGGCGCTATGCCCGACAATAGCGTCAATCTTATCATAGCCGACCCGCCCTACTACAAAGTCAAGAACGAGCCGTGGGACCGCCAATGGTCAGACCCCGCTGCTTTTCTCGACTGGATGGGGCAGGTGTTGGAAGCGTGCCACCGGGTACTGGTGGCAAACGGTAGTATGTACGTGTTTGCCAGCCCGCAGATGAGCGACCGGGTAAGTGTCAAGGTGCGAGAGTGGTTTGATGTGCTTAACCGTATTCGCTGGATTAAAGAAGAAGGGTGGCACAGGAAGGCGGTTCCTGAAAACTTGCGCGGCTATTTGTCACCCTGGGAAGAAATCATCTTTGCCGAGCATTACGGCAGCGACGGCTTCGCCAAGGGCGAAGCGGGCTATGAGCGCAAGTGTGATGAGTTGCGCGGGTTCGTGTTTGAGCCATTGCGGGCGTATCTGGACGGGGAACGACGGCGGGCGGGGGTCAATTTTGAACAGGTGCGCCAGATTGTGGGTTGTGCAGATGGCTCAGGTTTACCATCACATTGGTTTACACAATCACAGTGGATGCTACCTACTCAAGAGAATTATGAGAAGTTGCGCATTGGATTTGGTGAATTAAACCACGGCGGCTCTTACCTGCGGCGAGAGTACGAAGACCTGCGGCGAGAATATGAAGACCTGCGGCGGCCATTCAATGCCAGGCCTGACGCACCCTATACCGACGTGTGGACGTTCAAGACGGTATCATCCTATCCCGGCAAGCATCCCTGCGAGAAGCCGTTAGCCCTTATCACGCACATAATCGAGATGAGCAGTCGGCCCGGTGACGTGGTATTCGACCCGTTTATGGGCGGGGGCACCACGGCAGAGGCGGCGCTCAGGATGGGGCGGAGTTGGTATGGCTGCGATATGGTCAGCGAGTATGTAAACCAGGCAAATGAGCGTATCGAAAAGACCCGCCAAGAGATGGCACAATTGGAACTGCAATTATGCGAATAGTCAAATGGACCGACGAAGACGGCTACACCCGCCAGGCGCTGTTGCGAGACAGCGACCCGGACGAGATGGCAGCGTGTGGTATTCCGCTGGACCCGCCTAAGCCAGCGGTTGACGGTATACCGGGGGAGGTGCTACGCGACCTCCACAACGAGCTAGTCGCCAGGGGCCTGGTTACCTGGCACGACGTACTGGCGCAGCAAAGCGGCGTGACGGCTACAGTGATGCTAGTCGCCAGACGACACAACCTGAGCAACGAGGATAGCGGTCGCTTGCGGCGTGCTACCCTCATCGCGTATCGGAGGTAACTTTATGAGCGATTTCACACCGGCCAAAACGGCCAACAGCCGGGTATATCTCATCGAAGGCCGCGCCCGGCCCGACCACGTGCCAGATTTTCAATCCTGCCTGCGGGCGGGGGCATTGGAGTGGGGCCAGGGCGATGTCGAGAAGATAGAATGCCCGGACCCGGAACAATACGGGGAGTTCATCGAAGTCGGTGAAATCCAGGGCGCCCAGGAGCGGCCTACCGTACCGCTGACTGGTCGCTACGCCTCGGACGTGGCCAGCAAGCTGCTAGAGCTGGCCCGCGAGCGCTGCGACTATGACATCCAGATCCATTTCGGGCGCTGCACCGATCCCCGCTTGTTCAACCAGTTCACCAAGGCTATTGTTTTTGAGAAAGGCCGCTCGACCAACTACAGCACCGAAGACCTGGGCGCGCTGGCCTCAGATGAGAATGCCAAAGTGGACGAAAGCACCGACGTATCGGGGCGTGAGTTCTATGAGGTACTGCCCATCGTTTATGCCGAGAAGGCCAAAGACACCGTCGTTAATCCGCTGGTGGACGTGGTAGTTTGTTCCACGCCCTCCTGTGGCGACTGTGAGGACGAAGACGACGGCTGTGAAAAAATCTTTGCCATCAGCGGCAGCACCGGCGGCAGCCCCGGCACCGCGCCCGACGTGGTGTGGTCCTCTGACAAGGGGGCCGCCTGGGCCGCCGACGACGTGGATACTTTGGGGCCATCTTCAACCGCGCCTGGCATCGCCTGCGTCAACGAGTACGTGGTGGTCATCAGCGACAGCGACGACTCCCTGAGCTACAAGGACAAGGCGACAATCATCGGCGGCACCCTGGGCGGATGGACGGAAGTCACCACCGGCTTTGTGGCCGCGGGCAGCCCGCAAGATATCTGGAGCGTCGGCAACTACGCCTTCGTCGTGGGCGACGGCGGCTATGTGTACGGCACCGACGACCCGACCGCGGGCGTATCTGTGCTTGACGCGGGTGTGGCAACCTCGGAGGACCTGAAGGCGGTTCACGCCATCAGCGACGAGTTTGCCGTGGCCGTGGGCGACAATGGGGCCGTCATCTACACCATCGACGGTTCGACGTTTGCCACGGCGACCGCGCCGGCAGCCGTCACCCTGACAGCCGTGTGGGCCAAAAACGACGACGAGTGGTTTGTTGGCACCTCGGGCGGGGCGTTGTACTACACCCTGGACGGGGGCACGACCTGGACGGAGAAGGACTTGCCCGGCACGGCGACCGACATCGACGACATTGCGATGGCAACTGACAGCGTGATGTATGTCTCTGCCGTGTACGCCGGCCCGCGTGGGCGCATCTACCGCAGCTACGACGGCGGCTACTCGTTCACGAATACGCCCGAGGGGGCGGCTACCATTCCCAACGCCGATGCCTACACCGCCATCGCCGCCTGCAAGCATGACGCGAATTTCGTCGTAGCCGCGGGCCTGGCCGATGATGCCACAGACGGCATCCTGATCGTCGGGCAAGACTAACCAAGACCAATCTCAGACTGGGAGACAATCATGACAGATAAACCCGCCGCCATACAGGTGGCACACGAACGGCATGGGGACGAGGCCAGCGGCGCGGCCCGCGTGATACAGCGTTTCGGGGTGCGCGCCCGCCTCGTTCCTGTGCCTATCGGTATCATCGAGGATGTGCGCCAGCGCATCACTGACCCGCCGGTGCCGACTATCACACTGGAGGACGAGGGGCGCGAGATAGAAAATCCCGACGACCCGGCCTACCTGGAGGCGGTCAGACAGGCCGACTACCGGCGCGGCAATGCCGTTTTGGAGGCCATGTGCATCTTCGGCGTGGAGCTGTTGGATGGGCTACCCGAGGGTGACACCTGGCGCAACAAGCTGGCCTACTACGCCAAGCGGGGCCACATCGACCTGGACTGGGTGGATTGGGACGACCCGCTCGAGGTCGAGTTTGTGTTCGTCCGGTACGTGCTGCTCACTACCGACGATTTCCACTACCTGGGGCACCTGTGCGGCCTGGGATCGGAGGAGATTGCGCGCGCGGAGGAGACGTTTCGGAGTAACTAGAAACGGGATTCCCATCCGCCACGCTGGCCTCAAAAACCCGCGCCAGTTTGTGAGCACCGGCATCCAGGCGGGCTTGCGCTATCACCTGTGGGAAGCGGCCATCGCCGCCGGGGCCACACTGGAGGAGTTGCAACAACTCGACCAGGGGACGATATTCGCCCACCCGTTCAAGGTGGCATTGCTGGCTTGGCACGGGCTGCACCAGGAAGTGGAGAAACACGGGACAGATGCCAGTATCAAGAAGCCGAAAAGGGGCAGGTAGCTAGATGCCGAATTTCACGCCGATAGGCGTTTCTGCTGAGGTCCACGGCCTGTCCGGGTTTACGCGCGACCTGGGCCGCATGGACTCGGCCATCCAGAAGACGGGCAAGAACGCGGGCGGTATCGGCGCGCAGTTCAAGGGCCTGGGCGATAGCGTCCTGGGTTTCGGCGCCGCCGCCGGCAAGGTAGCCATCGGCGGAATCGCCGCCCTGGGGACTGCCGTGGTCGGCGTGGGCGGCGTGGCACTCAAGGCGGCTTCCTCTTATGAGAGCGCCTTTACCGGCGTACTCAAGACCACCCGCGGCCTCGAGGACGAGATGGGCAACCTGACCGAGTTGGGCGTGCAGCTCAAGGAAGGCTTCCTCGACCTGGCGCAAACTGTGCCCGTGTCGCCCGAGACCCTGGCCGGCATCGGCGAGCTGGGCGGTCAACTGGGCATTGCCGAAGAGAACCTGCTTGAGTTTTCACGCACCATTGCCGACCTGGACGTGGCTACCAACCTGAACGCCGAAGAGGCCGCGCTC